TTCTTGACAGCCTTTCCCAAATCTAGTATAATATCATTTCTATTTTACGGAGAGTACCATGAATTTATTTTATCTTGACGATGACCTCGACAAGTGTGCAGAGTATCACGTAGACAAACATATTGTAAAGATGCCCCTAGAAGTAGCACAGCTAATGTGTACTGCCATCTGGGTTGACGAGCATCTAGGTTTTGTACCTCGTGCTCTCAACAAAGAAGAGCGTGATCATCTCAATGCTCTCAAGAAAGACATTAAACATCTTCCAATGGAAGAACGACCCCTAACCCCGTATCTACCGATGATGTACAACCACCCTTGCACTATTTGGGTACGCTCATCTCTAGACAATTTTGAATGGACACACTGTTATGGTAACGCTCTTAATGATGAATATCACTACCGCTATGCGAAACAACACAAGTCGATTGTGGAAGTGGTTAACAAGCTACCAGAGCCACGGAATCTACCACGACGAGGATTCACACAATTCGGACTAGCAATGCCTGATGAACTTAAAGACTATGACAACCCTATACAATCTTACAGGGACTACTACCATCTGGATAAAGCCACCTTCGCCACCTGGTCGCATAGAGCGAAACCTGACTGGTGGAATGAGGACTATGCAGACTACGACAAAAGGATCACCGCCAAATGAGCAACGTAAAACTTATATCGACATCTTCGCCTGATTTAATTGCAGATATTGCATACATGGCTAGAGTGTCTAACCCAGCTAATCAGAGTAATGAACTTACTTCTCGTAAGCTAGTAGAGTATCTAATCAAGCATAAACACTGGTCTCCTTTTGAGATGTGTGGTATTACTATGGAGATCAACACTACTCGTGACATCGCTCACCAGATAGTACGCCATCGTAGTTTTGCTTTTCAGGAGTTTAGCCAACGCTATGCCGACCCTGCGGCATTAGAAGGGTGGCCATATGAACTACGAGAAACTCGTCTACAGGATACAAAGAATCGTCAGAACAGTATTGAAACTGATGATGCATTACTACAGCAGCATTGGATTGCTCAACAGAAACGAGTTATTGATACTGCGTCTAATGTTTATAAGTGGGCAATCGAACATGGTATTGCAAAAGAGCAGGCAAGAACTGTACTTCCCGAAGGTCTGACAAAGACTCGTTTGTATATGCACGGAACAGTACGATCGTGGATTCACTTCATTGATGTGCGTACAACTCCTGGTACTCAGAAAGAGCATATGGATATTGCACGAGCCTGTGCTTATGAGATTAATCCAATGTTTCCTCTGATTAAGGACTTTGTACATGACTGATATCAAGGACTTGAAAGGTATGGTAGGCAGAAAGTTTGATAGTGAAAAGCCGAAGATGTATCTCCTGCCTCCCAAAGCTACAGTAGAAGTAGCAAAAGTACTGACTTTTGGTGCGGCCAAGTACGATGAAGAAAACTGGCGTAAACTAGAAGATGCACAGAATAGATACAGCGGTGGTGCACTACGGCACATATTCTCCCATCTGGACGGAGAACTACAAGATCCAGAAACAAATTTATCACATCTAGCGCACGCTATTTGCTGCTTGATGTTTAAACTAGAATTGGAGTTAGAGAATGGCGAAGAGAGTAAAGAAGAAAAGTTACGAGAACCTGTCAGCAGCAAACATCCAGAAAGTTATTATGCTGCTAAACCCCAGTTCTTCGGAAAAACCTATAACAAAGAAGGAAGCGTGTGATATTCTTAACATAGCCTATAATACAACTAGGCTAACTAAGATTATCGAGGATTATGAGGAGACGAAAGCGTATGTTAAAAAGCGTAAACAAGGTCTGCGAGGCCGTCCTGCGAGTGATGCAGAGATCGCTCTTGCGTGCGAAAACTACCTCGGAGGAGATACTATCACAGATATCTCAAAGCTCCTCTTCAGAAGTGCTTCCTTTGTACGATCTCTTCTTGAAAGAGTTGGAGTCCCGCAAAGACCCGCAGGAAAAGACGAAAGACTAACTGCACACTACTACCCTGACGAGTGTATGTCTGACGACTTTGCAGAGGGTGAGATTGCATGGTCTGCCACTTATCATGCGGCAGTAGAAGTAAAACATAGACTAACAGCTGAGTACCTTGCTACTAAAAAAGGTATGGCTATGGTTGATTATGAAAAGAAATATGGCTGTCCTGCATACTCAGTGTATGTTCGACAAAAAGTACAAGACGATGATAACTTCTTTTCGAATGTGACACAAGGCGGTTTCTCTGCGTATGCACCTGCTTACGAGTTGTGTAAGCTAGAGCATCTACAAAAGTACGGAGTAAACCTAGAGAGATTATAATATGGCATATAGTGAAAAAGTAATAGACCACTACGAAAACCCTAGAAACGTAGGAATACTAGATGATAGTAATCCTTTAGTAGGTACAGGAATGGTAGGAGCTCCTGCCTGTGGAGATGTTATGCGTCTACAGATACAGGTAGACGAGAATGATGTTATAGTAAATGCAAAGTTTAAAACTTATGGATGTGGGTCGGCTATAGCTTCTTCGTCTCTACTCACCGAATGGGTAAAAGGAAAGACTTTAGGCGAGGCAGAGTTGCTCAAGAATACTCAGATAGCAGAAGAGTTAGCCTTGCCACCCGTAAAGATACACTGCTCAGTATTAGCAGAAGACGCAATAAAAAGTGCCGTACAAAATGTAAGAGATAAGAAAAAATAATTCTTGACAAGATGGTTAAAATCCGCGTATAATATCATTTCAAATTTAGGAGAATACCATTGGGCGACCGATTCTATACTCAACAACTACAAGCTCTGGGCGATTGCCCAGGAAACAAAAACCCTAACAAGAGGACACGAAAAGTGGCTTGGGACGACGACAAAAAAGCACAGGCAGTAAGCCTGTATGAAGAAGCAGAACCAACTCCAGAAACCAGCATGGAGATCGTAAAAGACATTGCAGAAGAATTAGACGAGTCACCTAATGGTGTTCGTATGATCTTAACAAAAGCTGGCGTTTATGTTAAGAAAACCCCTGCCGCTAAAGCTAGCGGTGGAGCTACAGGTGGAGGTACGCGAGTATCTAAAGCAGCAGCAGCTGAGGCGCTCATTGCAGCTCTTAGCGATGCCGGACAGCCTGTAGATGAAGAGATTATTGCCAAACTTACTGGTAAAGCATCTCAGTACTTTACTTCGATTTTAGTAGCTATTAACGAAGCATAAGTCCGATACCCTGCTAGATTCGTCTAGCGGGGTTTTCTTGTACCTAACAAAAGCACCTCGCAGTAAGTAGATTCACAATAAAGATTGCTGAATTACTACCAAGGAGCTAAAGTGAAAAAGCAAGAACTGGCACGATTAGTGCACGACTATGGGGATGCCGTTATTACTTATCGTAGCGAACACTCCAAAAAGCTAAAGTACAATGTTTGTACATTAGACTTCACAACTCCCTATATCCAGAAAAAGAAGAATAGAGCCAAGGAAACTGACGACACTCTTCTTTTCTTCTGTTGGGATACTGACTCATACCGATTACTCAGACCTGCGAATGTGTCTAGTGTAGTCCCGCTGTCCTCCATTCTCAAGAATGAAGGTAGGCGATAATGGACTTACACCAAGCTCCTGAAGCATACTCTCGTGTTATACACTATGATAAAGTAAAAGAAGTACAGATAAGACTTACCATAAATACGTTCAGAGACGTAGAGTATATGCACTTGCGTAAATACTATATGGACTTTGACGAGGAGTGGAAACCTACCCCAGAAGGAGTTGCAATGCCTTTAGATCTCTCCAACTCAAGAGAGATGTTCGCAGGGTTAGTAGAGATACTATCTCTTGCAGAATCAAAAAGTTTGATCGAAGAACACTTTTCAGATCTAATTCAGGATATGTATAAATAGTTCTTGACAATCTTGCTGAAGTTCCGTATAATATACTTTCTTATTTAGGAGAATACCATGCAGAGCTTTTTAGACAGAATGAGTCAGTTGTACTATGAAGGTACTCCCGCTATCTCTGATGCGGAGTTCGATCTTCTAGCAGCTAAGCACAACTATACTAAAGTGGGTTACACTGTTACAGATGCCGTAAAGCACGCGTACCAGATGTACTCTCTTCAGAAGTGCTTTGACATCAACGATGCTCCTCTGCCTATTGATGAATGTATTGTTACCCCTAAGTTAGATGGTGCGGCAGTATCTCTTCTATATGTTGACGGCAACCTTGAACTCGCTCTCACTCGTGGAGACGGCATTCAGGGTCGTGATATTACAGATAAGATGCGTCAGTTAGTTCCTAATGAGTGCAATGATACTGGACTCATGCAGATTACTGGCGAAGTTGTTGCTCCAAGTAGTGTACCTAATTCTCGTAATTTTGCTTCGGGGTCGCTAGGTCTTAATGATTTAGAAGAGTTTAAAACTCGTCCCTTAGTATTTGTAGCATACGATGTTACACCAAGTTGGACTTCTAATTATGCTTGTGCTCTTGAGCTATTGCATAAGATGGGTCTAAATGTGGTTACTCGCTTTAAAGCAGATGCCTATCCTCAGGATGGCAAAGTATATCGTCTCAAGTCAAATGCAAAGTTCGATGCGTTAGGTTACACCGCTAAACACCCACGAGGTGCTTTTGCTCTGAAAGAGCAGGTGTCTGGAGTGGAGACCACGCTGTTGGATGTAGTATGGCAGTTGGGTAAGAGCGGAGTTGTAAGTCCAGTGGCTATTCTCGACCCTGTGGTCGTGGGAGATGCTACGGTATCGAGAGCAACTCTGCACAATATTGAGTACATACGCGACCTTGATCTTGAGATAGGTTGTAAGGTAGAGGTTATCCGCTCTGGCGAGATCATACCTCGGATTGTCAGGAGATTAGATTGATTGCTACCTGCAAAAAAATAATTCTTGACAGAAACCTTAAAAGTCCGTATAATACTATTTCAATTTCAGAGGAATCACGATGACCATTATCGAAGCCCCAACAAACTGCCCTAGTTGTAGTTCGGTGTTAGAAAGTGTGAATCATCTTCTGTATTGTAGAAATCCACAATGTGGTGAGAAAGTTGCAAAACTCATCGAACACTTTGCAAAGACTCTGAAGATCAAAGGTCTCGGCCCTGCTACTATTGCTAAACTAGATATTGTCTCCCTAGAGGAACTTTATGATAGAAGCGTAGAAGATATTGCCGAGTCACTAGGCTCAGAGAGACTTGCTGTAAAGTTAGTAGATGAGTTGCAACGCTCTCGCGGTGCTCCACTTAACGTGTTGCTACCTGCATTTAGTATACCTCTCATTGGTAAATCAGCATCGGAAAAGCTATCCAAAGTCTGCGAAGACATCGAAGATATAGACTACGATATGTGCCGACAGGCTGGACTGGGTGAGAAGTCAACTGCTAATTTGTGCGAATGGCTTGAGAATGAGTATTACCAAGTATCATTACTACCTTTTAGCTTTAAGTTTGAAAAGAATCAAACAACAAACATAACCCACGGCACGATTTGTATCAGTGGTAAACTGAATAGTTACAAAACGAAAGCCGAGGCTCATAACAAACTACAAGAGCTTGGTTATGCAGTCAAGACAAGCTTGACTAGGGATGTCACTATCCTGGTAAACGAAAGCGGAATTGAATCTGCTAAAACTAAGAAGGCCAGAGATGCTGGCGTTCAAATCATAACTAACCTTTTAGATTTTATTGGAGAATAATATCATGGCACTACCTAAGTGGACTGACGAGCGTACTACTGCTCTCACTGATTTTGTCGGTGGCGAAAGCCCCGTATCCCAAGCTACTGTTGCAGAAGCAGCAGACCAGCTTGAAACCTCTACACGTTCTATCTCTAGCAAATTGCGCAAGATGGGCTACGACGTAGAGTTGGCTTCTGCCAATGCTTCACGCGCATTTACTGATGCACAAGAAGCTACCCTTGCAGCTTTTGTTTCTGACAACAGCGGCACTTACACTTATGCTGAAATCGCTTCTCACTTTGAAGATGGCGCTTTCTCAGCTAAGTCAATCCAAGGCAAGATTTTGTCTATGGAATTAACTGGACACGTTAAGCCTGCTCCTAAAGTTGAAGCTGTACGCACGTACTCTGAAGCTGAAGAAGCTACTTTCGTTCAGATGGTTAACGATGGCGCTTTCGTAGAAGCTATCGCTGACGCTCTTGATCGTTCAGTAAACTCTGTTCGTGGTAAAGCTCTTAGCTTGCTTCGTTCAGGCGACATTGACGCTATCCCTAAGCAGGAAGTTACTAAAGGTTCCTCTAAAGAAGATCCTTTGGCTGACATCGCTGACATTGGTAGCCAGACTGTCGAAGCTATCGCAGAGCAAATTGGTAAGACCGCCCGTGGCGTTAAGACTATGCTCACTCGTCGTGGCCTTTCAGCCGCTGACTATGATGGCGCTTCTAAGAAAGAAAAAGCTTCAGCTTAATCCTTCTTAGTACACACTAAGGGTAGGCTCTTCGGGGTCTACCCTACATTTTAGATTTGAAATCGGGAGACTTTCAATTGAACATCGCTAGTGCGCTTATTAAGCAAGTGCTTACGCTACAGGACTTTCAGACCTGGAGTGTAGCGCACAAGCAGTACTTTGCAACTGAGTATCATAGTCTGTATAAGATTATTGATAAGCATTGCGAAGAGTTCCATAGAATGCCTACGATTGAAGATCTAAAGTTTGAGATTCGTGATTCAGCTACTCGAGAGAAACTCTACGCAGTAGAAGCAGTCGAGGTCGATGCAGACCCTCAGATGCTTCTTGAGTATCTGAAGAACGAATACACTCAAAAAGAAATTCTGGACTCACTCGAAGATTATATTGAGAATTCTGTTGCATTTGAAAATGCTCAGGAATCAGTAAACCACCTACATCAGATCGTCCTAGACGTTGAAGATAAGGTTGATCTCGAAGACCCACAAGAAAGTATGCAACGTATTGACTTGTTTGAGCCAGAAGAAGATTTAGCCAGGTATATGGCCCTCGGACTCAATGAAGAGTACGACCACGACATAAAGTTTTCTCCTAGAGATCTTGTTATGTTCGGTGGTAAACGGGGTGCTGGTAAATCTGTCATTTGTGCAAACATTGCAACCAGTGTTTACGCTTCAGGTAGATCGGCTATGTATTTCACTATTGAGATGGATAGTCGGTCGATCCTTCAACGATGCTGTGCTATCGCTACAGAAGTTCCTTTTTCTCGCCTCCGTACTCAGAATCTGAGTGTTACCGAGTGGGAGAAAGTTGCTACGTGGTGGGCAGGTCGTTATGTTGATGGACAAGACCGCTTGAAGGAGTATAGACAACACCGTAACTTTGAGAAGTTGCATACATCACTAAAAAACACCTGCGAGCTTCTCCCGACTCAGCAGTTGGACGTAGTGTATGATGCATCTCTCACTCTCTCCAAGATTCGTGCAGAGCTTGACAAAAAAGTCAAACCTCTGAATGTTGGTGTTATTATTGTTGACTATATTAATCAGGTAAAGCGGTCGAGTCTACCTTCTCGTGGAGGTCAGTACGATTGGACTGAACAGATTGAAGTAAGTAAAGCATTGAAATCAATGGCACAAGAGTATGACTGTACTGTAATATCTCCCTATCAAACAGACGCAACTGGTGAAGCTCGATTCGCTAAAGGTATTCTTGATGCGGCAGATGCCGCCTATGCCCTAGAAACTTGGGATCATGAAGATGAGTGTATCACTTTCAACTGTGTAAAAATGCGATCTGCTTCTATGAACTCTTTTAGTTCTAAAGTAGACTGGGATAGCCTAAAGATTGGCCCAGAAACTGCAATGACTCCTAAAGAGAAAGATGATTCCTCGCACAAGACTGGCGAAGATATTGATGATCTATAAAAATATTTCTTGACTTTTTATCTTCTTTTGCGTATAATATACGGATACTTAAAGGGGATAAAGCATATGGCACTTACATTCGGTAGTTTACGACACACTAGCTCAGGTAGAAAGCGAAAGCCTTTGCCTAAGTCTAAGCGTTATACACCCAAATTTCAGCCTTTACAAGAGACTACTACGTATCGTAGAGAGACTCCTGAGTACAAGTCTTACGATCAGGGCGGCCATAATACAGAGTTAGTAGAAAAGCCAAAGCTAGATAGTAAGTATACGATTGCACCTGCCTATAACAAAGGTGCGTACCAAGTAATCAGTAAAGAAAACATCAAGGACATCGGTAGGTGACAGTAGAAGAACTATTAACATCAAGAGATGTTTATTTTATACCCAAAGGCGCAGACGCTATTGTTAGCTGTCTCAATCCTGAGCACGCGGATAGAAATCCTAGTATGCGGATTGATAAGATCACTGGAGTATTTCAGTGTTTTTCCTGTGGATATAAAGGAAACATTTTTACCCATTTTGGGGAAAAGGCAAACCAACTACAACTAAGACGAGAATTACTAAAAAAGAAAATTAGAGAGAAGAGGTCTGAGTCGGTTGGTTTGTCTTTTCCCAAAAATATTATACCCTATACGGGTAGTTGGAGAGAAATCAAACCTGAAACATACAAAAGGTTTGAAGCTTTTCAACATCATGATCCTGACCATATTGGTCGCATTGTATTTCCAGTGCGAGATATATCAGGTCGAATTGTAGCATTTAATGGTCGTCACACCACTGGTGGTACACCCAAGTACATGATCTCGCCTGCGGGTGCGAAGATGCCTCTCTACCCTGTAGTAGAGCCGATACAAGGCTCTGTTATTCTAGTAGAAGGTATCTATGATATGATCAATCTGCATGACAAAGGATTAGACAATGCAGTGTGTTGCTTTGGAACAAAGAACATCAATGAAGATAAGTTACGTATGCTTTCTATACAAGGTGTAGAAGAAGTAATTATATTCTTTGATGGAGATGACGCAGGACAGAATGCCGCAAGAGAAGTAAAAGAGATGGCAGAGCGAGTAGGCTTAGCTAGTAGAAACGTGGCGCTCAAGGACACTGATCCAGGAGCACTACCCATGAAATCAGTACAAACACTAAAGAGTAAATTATATGCCTAAAGTTGCATTAGTAGAAACTAAACCAAGTAGAACAAATTTTAAGAAAGAATTCGATGATGAGTTTGAGTTTGATCAGTATCAACTCTGTTCAGACCCAGGCATCAAAAAAGTACTTAAACGAGACTGCGACATCGAGATTGATGTAGACGCGTACGACTGGCTTATTCTAGTCGGTAGTGATGCACTCAAGTACTTTACCTCTGTGAATTCGGTCACAGAATATTCTGGCAAGAAAGTCGAAGAGAAGTTCCTGCCTGTCATTAACCCTGCCATGCTTGCGTTTAAGCCCGAAGCACAACGCACATGGGACGACTCCAAGCAAAGTATTATAGAGTACATCACTGGCGATAAACAAGACGTAGTAATTACTGAATACAATGCGTGGGGTATACAAGATACAGAGGAAGCCAATGCTTTTATACGTGCTGCTATTGACGCCCCTCTTCCTTACGTTGCTCTTGACTCGGAGACAACCGGACTTTATCCACGTGACGGCCACATGCTTGGCATTAGTCTTAGTTATGAAGCTGATAGGGGTGCATACATAGATACAGAATGCTTTGACGAAGAGACAGAGCGTTTATTGCAAGAGTTATTTGACAAGAAAACAGTAGTATTCCATAATGCCAAGTTCGATATGGCGTTCTTCGAGTACCACTTTAACTTTAAATTCCCTAGCTTTGAAGATACAATGCTTCTACACTACTTGATTGATGAGAACCCTGGTACTCACGGTCTAAAGCAGTTGTCTATGAAGTACACTAAGTATGGGGACTATGAGAAGCCAATGTACGAGTGGATTGATAACTATCGTAAACAGCATGGTATTCTCAAAAATGACTTCAACTGGGGTGATATTCCTTTTGACGTTATGAAACTGTACGCTGGTATGGATGCTGCTTGTACTTTCCTTCTCTACGAGAAGTTTGTAAAGATTAAGCAGAACAAACGTCTAGCAAAAGTGTATGATAACATACTAATTCCTGGTTGCCGTTTTCTAACGGACATCCAAGACAATGGCGTACCGTTTGATAAGCAGCGTTTGCTCAAGTCTCAATCTCTCATGCAAGACGAGATTGACGAAGCAGTAGCGGAGCTATACAAACATCCTGCCATCAGTAAATTTGAGCAAATTAATGGAAAAGATTTTAATCCTAACAGTACTGTTCAGCTTCGTAGTTTACTATTTGACTTCATCGGCCTTACTCCTACTGGAAAAAAGACTGGAACGGGCGCGAATTCAACAGATGCGGAAGTTCTTCAAGAGTTGGCGGAGCAATCCGAAGTCCCCGGACTTATCCTTGCTATCCGACAAAAGTCTAAAATTAAAAATACTTATCTGGACAAAATCTTTCCGCAGTTGGACAGAGATAGTCGCTTACGGACAGGTTTTAACCTTCACGGCACAACTAGTGGGCGGCTTAGCTCTAGTGGCAAGCTTAATATGCAACAACTACCCAGAGATAATCCCATTGTTAAGGGATGCATTAAAGCCGCTCCTGGACATAAAATTGTAGCAATGGATTTGACCACAGCAGAGGTATATGTAGCTGCTGTGCTCGCAAAAGACAAAGCACTTATGGATGTCTTCAAGTCTGGAGGCAACTTCCACAGTGCGATTGCACACAAAGTATTTAAGCTACCTTGTGAAGTAAGCGAAGTAGCAGAACTATACAGTATGCAACGTCAGGCGGCTAAAGCCGTAACCTTTGGTATCATGTATGGTGCCGGAGCAAATAAGATTAGTGAGCAAGTCACAAAAGACAGTGGTAAACCTTTCACTAGAAACGAGGCTCAGGAAGTAATTGATGATTACTTCAAAGAGTTTCATAAGTTAAAATCATGGATTGAAGAGAACCAGAAGTTCATTCAACAGAATGGTTTCATTTACAGCTTCTTCGGAAGAAAGAGGAGATTACCAAATGTCGCATCGACAGACAAAGGCATCCAGAGTCATAGCGTTAGGTCTGGTCTTAATTTTCTGGTGCAGTCTGCTGCTTCTGATATTAACCTTCTAGGCGCAATAGACATGAATGAATGGATCAAAGCAAACGGCAAGAAGGCTCGTATTTTCGCGCTCGTACACGATTCCATTCTAGCAGAAGTACCAGATCAAGAAGTTGAAGAGTACATGGAAAAACTAGCAAACTTGATACAGATGGACAGAGGTATCTCTATACCTGGTGCTCCAGTAGGCTGTGACTTTGAGATTGTTCATGAAGATTACTCAGGCGGAAAGTTCGAGAAGAAATATGGTGATTACATATCGTAACATACGTACCAGTGTAGAGTATCCTGTATTTTTATTACCTTCAGGAAATTGGGAGTTGCATGATGGACTCCTTTTTCTTGAAGATAAGATAGTAGATGATAGAAATAAAGAGGGACGAACTCTTGGGGCTAGGCGTATGCAAACAGCACATAAGAATCTTCTGCAACTCAAGAGGATGTTGACTTCATACAACGGTATACTCAAACAAAGTAAGAAGTACTTCATAGACAATACAGGAAAGCCTTTTGTGTACGAAAAAACACGCTTTGCACAACTAAAATACTTGAGAATTAAAAGAGTGGAGAAGAAAGATGTAGCTTCACTTGTATGGGTACAAGGACATAAAACTCCTTTTACCGTTCCACGCCCTCCCGAAGATGGAATGCTTTGGGCGGGGATTTTGCACTTACATGGACTTCCGTGGGTGCTGTATGAGTATTCGGAAACGAAACTCAAAGATACCAGAAAGAAAGTATAATATGGGAAAACGAAGAAAAACTCTTGCAGGAGTCAACTTTGAGCTGCAAGAAATAGAACCTTTAACACGTAACCAGCTAAAAGCATTTGAATCTAATAAACACCTTGTTCTGCATGGACTTGCAGGCACAGGTAAAACGTTTATATCCTCGTACCTAGCATACGATGATATGGCAAAAGGAGCCTTTCAAAAGCTAGTAATTATACGAAGTGCTGTACCTACAAGAGATATTGGATTCTTGCCCGGTACAGAAAAGGAAAAAGCCTCTGTTTATGAAGAGCCTTATAAAGATATTGCTAATGATCTGTTCGGTAGAGGCGATGCCTATGAAATACTGAAACAGAAAAATTTAGTAGAGTTTATGACCACTTCATTTATACGAGGAATTACACTCAGAGATGCAGTTATTCTTATTGATGAGTGTCAAAATATGTCTTTTCATGAACTAGATTCTATTATTACTCGTATGGGTGAGAACTGTAGAATTATGTTTTGTGGAGACTTTCGGCAGGCAGATTTGAGAGGAAACGGTATAAAAGACTTCTTCCAAGTTCTAAAGCGTATGGGTCTCTTTACCTTCATTGAGTTTGAAGTAGAGGACATTGTGCGGTCTGATTTTGTCAAAACTTATATTATTGCTAAGAATGAACTAGAACTATGAAAATACCCACAGTAGCAGTAGACCAGTACGACTTCTTGGAACACAGAAGAAACCAAGAAGCCGCACACTGGTCAAGGAATACAAAAGACTCACCCCTACGTTCTATACTTACTGTAGAGATTAATACTACAGAATTGTGTAATAGAACGTGTGTATTCTGCCCTCGACACGATCCAGAAGTGTTTCCTAACCGAAACCTTCATATGACTGTAAAAGGTGCTGCTACTATTGCGAAAGAACTTGCTAACAATGATTTTAGAGGCAAAATATCTCTCAGCGGGTTCGGAGAGAATCTACTTAACCCTCAGTTTCCAGAAATAGTATCAGCCTTTAGAGAGTATCTACCCGATGCTACTATAGAGTGCAATACTAATGGAGATAGGCTGACTAAAGAGTACGCTGAAGATTTGATCTCGCAACGGGGTCTCGACATATTGTATATCAACTTGTATGATGGTATTGAGCAGATGGAACACTTTGATGTAATTATGAAAGATATTCCTAAAGCAAACTATAAGTACCGTATGCATTGGGGTGATTTTGAAAAGCATGGTTTAATTCTGAACAATCGAAGCGGAGTTATGGATTGGGTAGGAGTAGAGGAGAGTAGTGTTACTGCACTACAAGGTAAGCCTTGTCACTACCCGTTCTATAAAATGTTTGTCGATTGGAATGGTGATGTACTGTTCTGTAGTAATGATTGGGGCAGAGAGCACGTAGTAGGCAATCTATTACAAGATTCTCTATACGATGTATGGTTCAGTAAGCCTATGACCAAGATTCGTAAAAAACTAATGAAGGGTGACAGATCTATGTCTCCCTGCAATAAATGTAGCGTAGATGGTTCTTTATTTGGAAAACCATCGTTTAATCTAGTAAAGGAGCACTATGAAAACATTAATAACCGGGACTAGTACACTTTACTCTGCCCTTAACCACCTTATACCCATTGACACTTGTCGCATTGAAGATATACTCGAAGGTAGAGTAGATATTAATGAGTATGGGTGTTTCATAAACTATGCACACGTTGGCTTCAAGCAAGTAGAGCTGCTAGAGTATGTATTCAATGAGTGGAGATTTGATCCTAAGAGGATAATTTTTAACATATCTTCTCGTGCCGCCCAACCGAATATATCCAAAGGGTATATGTATGCCGCGCAGAAAGCAGCTTTGAATCACTATGCTAACAACTTACACTGGAATTGTCCCGAGAAACAATGTAAGATTACCACAATGGATCTCGGAGGCGTAGCATTGCGCGGTGTTCCTAGTATGCGTTGGACTACAGTGGCAGATACTCTTCTTAGCATTATGATACAAGACTTGGAGATTCCACACATATGTATGCAAGTGCCTGAAAATTATATGTCTGTGCAGGCGGCTAAAGCTGCCCTGAAAGAGGCGACTTCGTGAAAGCAGTTATAAGTCACAGAATATACATGGATTGTACCGAAGAAGTACAGGAGAGAATCGACAAAGAACTCACTTATACTATTCCTACGCACAATCCTCTTGATCCACCTGAGGTGATTAAGAACATGGGAATCATTCGTAATGGGTTAGTCTCATTGCCTATTGGACGTACTGATTTGATACCATCAAATTACGAAATAGTCGATAGGCGAGTAAACAAGCCTGTAGAATTCCCCGAGTTTAAGTTTGAGCTACGACAGAGCCAGAAAGATGTTTATGACGCAATCGAAGACAACGCCATAATTAACGCATGGGTGAGTTGGGGTAAGACATTTACAGGTTTAGCTATTGCTGGTAAACTTGGTCAGAAGACGCTTGTTGTTACCCATACTGTCCCTCTGCGTAATCAGTGGGCAAAAGAAGTAGAGAAAGTCTATGGAATTAAACCAGGCATCATAGGTAGTGGTCAGTTTGATCTTGATGCTCCTATCGTCATTGGGAATACACAGACTTTATACCGAAACGTAGACAAGATTCGTAAAGAGTTTGGCACAGTTATACTAGATGAGATGCATCATGTTAGCAGTCCGACCTTTAGTAAAATTTTAGATACAAATTACTGTAGATATAAGATAGGTCTGTCGGGTACTATAGAAAGAAAGGATGGAAAACACGTTGTGTTCAGAGATTACTTTGGTAATACTCTTTTCAAGCCACCGAAAGAAAACTATATGACCCCTACAGTACATATTGTACCGTCAGAGATACGATTCATGGATGGAGCTAGAATCCCCTGGGCTAACAGAGTTACAAAGCTAGCAAATGATGAAGAGTATAGACATACAATAGCACTTTTAGCCGCAGCTTATGCCGCTAAAGGACACAAAGTCTTAGTAGTAAGTGATAGAGTGAGCTTTTTGAAGGCTTGTTCCGAACTTACAGGAGACAAATCAATATGCGTTACTGGTGACGTATCGCATGAAGATAGAGAAACACTCGTAGAGGAAATACTCTACGGAGATAAAAACGTTCTTTATGGAACACAGGCTATCTTCTCAGAAGGTATATCAGTAGACACACTTAGCTGTCTTATACTGGCAACCCCTGTAAATAATGAACCACTACTGACACAGCTTTGTGGACGAGTGATTCGGAAAAAAGAAGGTAAAATCGACCCTGTTATTATAGATATACATCTGAAAGGAAATACGGCTCGAAAACAAGCCTCCAATCGTGTTGGGTTCTATATGAAGCAGGGTTGGGACATGAAGTACCTTTAGAAAAATAATTCTTGACAAAATGGTAAAAAGGAAGTATAATAGTGCTCTTATTTGATTGGAAGAAGGTTTTTGATACGGCGCAAGGAAATATTGCTACTTGTAACATGATAATGGAAATGCTGGTAAACAGTCAGATCCCACGTAACAAGTACGACCCTATCTATAAATATTCTTATAAAGACTTTACAGGCGATAGTTTTCTTCTTCATGGAGAAATGCTTCTTTACAATTCTTATAAGTACACACAAAAAGAACTTTGCATATATTACGCACTGGCTTCTCTTAGAAGTACAGCGGAATATTTTGCAACACAAAAAACTACGCTAGATTCACTACATTGTCCTGTGCATCTAGATGAAATCAACGACAATAGGCTACTCATAGTATTACCGGACGAAATAACGTTCATCTATGAAGAAGTCCAACTGGAGACTATACACTAATGGCATTATCATTCAATAAGCAAACGGGCGGAGCCCAAAAATCCTCAATCTCAACTTTTCAGTATAAAGATGGCGACAACAAGATGCGCGTAGTTGGCGACATTCTTGCACGCTATGTTTACTGGATCAATGGCGAGAACGGTAAAAACATTCCTATGGAGTGCCTATCTTTTGATAGAAACTCTGAGCGATTCAACAATGTCGAGAAAGACTGGGTTCGTGAATACTACCCTGATCTGAAGTGTGGCTGGAGCTACGCTACTCAGTGCATCGACAACGGTGAAGTAAAAGTAGTAAACCTCAAGAAGAAGCTGTGGGAGCAAATCATTACTGCCGCAGAAGATCTAGGCGATCCTACTGACCCTGATACTGGCTGGGACATTTGTTTCAAGCGAGTTAAGACTGGCCCTCTGCCATACAACGTAGAGTATCAGTTGCAAGCACTAAAGTGCAAGCCTCGTGCTCTTACAGACGAAGAGCGTGAAGCTATTGCTGACCTAAAGTCTATGGATGACGTAATGACACGTCCTACTCCTGACGCACAGAAAGAGTTGCTTGATCGAGTTCGTAACCATGGTGACGAGACTGATGATGAAGCTCTTGACGCGGAGTTCAATGTAGGATGATTCTCTTTACGGCAGACTGGCACATCAAGCTGGGACAAAAGAACGTCCCAGTAAAGTGGGCTACAAACCGTTATCAAATGTTCTTTGACCAAGTTTACGAACTAGAAAAAGAATGTAATATGCACATAATCGGAGGCGATCTCTTTGATCGTCTTCCGAATATGGAAGAGTTGGAACTTTACTTCAGGTTTATTCGTGGAGTAAAGATTCCAACTATTATTTATGATGGAAACCATGAAGCTACTAAGAAGAATAAGACTTTCTTTACTCAGCTAAAGCAAGTAAGTAGGGATATTAACCCTCTTATTCATATTGTAGATGTGTCTTATGTAGACAATGACTTAGGTTTCAGTATCCTACCTTACGCAGACTTGCATAAGAAAGGTGCAATAGATCATTTTGATACGAGCCGGCCTTTATTCACTCACGTTAGAGGAGAAATACCGCCACACGTTAAACCCGAAGTCGACTTAGACCTGTTTGAAGACTTCCCTGTTGTATTTGCAGGCGACCTACACGCCCATAGCAACTGTCAACGCAATATTGTATATCCTGGTAGTCCTATGACTACTTCCTTTCATAGAAGTAAAGTAAAAACAGGTTACTTGCTTATTAACGAACAGGACTGGAGTTGGATGTGGGAAGAGTTTAGACTTCCACAGTTAATTCGTAAAACAGTTACAAGTAGTGAAGATATGACTCCTACTGATTTTGATCACACGATCTATGAAGTAGAAGGAGATATGCAAGATCTAGCTGGAGTAAAGAACTCGGAATTGCTAGATAAAAAAGTAGTAAAACGTAAGTCAGAGGCATCTCTTATCATGGATAAAGATATGTCCGTGCAAGAAGAGCTAGTAGAGTATCTAACGTACATACTAGAAATTAACCCTGATAAAATACCAGACATCATAGGAACATACAATGATTACACTACAAACATTGAGATGGGATAACTGCTTTAGTTATGGTTCTGGTAATGAGTTACAATTAGACGATAACACTGTTACACAAATCCTTGGTACTAACGGGATGGGGAAGTCCTCCATCCCGTTAATCATTGAGGAAGCACTGTATAACAAGAACTCTAAGGGTATCAAAAAAGCAGACATTCCTAATCGTTATGTGAATGATGGTTATAACATCTCTTTGTCTTTTACGAAAGATGAAGATAGTTATCAGATCACCGTTAATCGCAAAACAAATATAAAAGTTAAACTTGAAAAGAATGGTACAGATATATCTAGCCACACAGCTACGAATACGTACAAGACTCTACAAGAGATTCTCGGAGTTGACTTTAAAACCTTTTCGCAGTTAGTATATCAAAATACTAATGCGAGTTTACAGTTTCTAACTGCTACAGATGCGAATCGTAAGAAGTTTCTTATTGATCTTCTGCACCTAGAAAAGTATGTTGAGTTATTTGAAGTATTCAAATCTGCTTCTAGAGAGGTATCGAATACGTCATCTACAATAGCAGGGAAACTTGCAACAGTAGAAAAATGGTTAGAAACAAATAAATTGAGTGATACCAACATACTACCCATGCTCGATTTAGAAATTAATACATCCAAAGATGAAGAGTCTTTACGTTATTGGATGACAGAGAAGGAAAATATCTCTGAAAAAAATAAAAAAATTCGAGAGAATAATGAATATAAAACAATGCTGGACAAGATAGACATCGGTGCTATTTCTTCTAGTACAATTTCTTGGCAATCTTACGATGATTTACAAGAAGAGTTAGGGTCTTTACAAGCAGTCGCTACGGGTGCTCAACGGACTCTGGACAGATTAGAGAAAATTTCTGATGAGTGTCCCACTTGTAAGCAACCTATTGATGTTTCTTCCGAGAAAGCAATGATTGGAGTGGAGCGTGTGAAGCGTGATGAAGCTCATGGCAGAGCTATGAAGATTCGTCCTCAAATTCATGAGATTAAAGCAAACAATGCAATCTTTGAGCAGAATGAGAAAGACCGAAAGAATTGGGAAGACTTATATCGCTCGTACGACAAATCTCTGCCAAGTGCTATACTGGAGGAGTCTGAAGTAGATTCAAAAATCGCGGAACTAAAGAGCGTATTATCCGAAGCCAGAACCCAATTGGCAGAAAATGCAGCAGAGAACGAAAGACGAACAAGACTTAACACTCGTATTCAAGTAATACAAGAGCAGACAGCAGAGTTCGTTGAACAGCAAGAAGAATACGATGGCAAACTAGCAGGCAACCAAAAACTAGAAACAGAACTTGACATTCTGAAAAAGTCTTTTAGTACAAATGGTTTACTTGCATACAAGATTGAAAACTTAGTCGGAGAACTCGAAGAGTTAGCAAATGAGTACTTGGCTGAACTCTCTGACGGCAGGTTTACACTAGAGTTTGTCGTATCAAACGATAAATTAAATGTAGAAATTACTGATAATGGTAATGTAGTAGATATTCTAGCACTTTCATCTGGCGAGTTGGCGAGAGTAAATACTGCTACTTTGATAGCTATTCGTAGATTAATGAGTAGTATATCGAAGTCTAAAATCAATGTATTGTTTTTAGATGAAGTTATTAGTGTTCTTGATGATGCCGGAAAGGAGCGCATAGTAGAAGTTCTACTACGAGAAGATATGAATACTTATCTAGTTTCTCATGGTTGGTCTCACCCACTGTTAGAGAAGATCGAAGTAGTCAAGGATGGAAACACTAGCGTATTGGAGTAAGGATGAGCGCAGGTAGACGAAGAATGTGGTGGGCACAACAAAATCACTGGGAACAAGTAAGATCAGATCCCAAGAAGAACGAAGAGGACGAAGATGGTAGATTCGAGAGCGAAGGGAGCGAGAGGCGAGTACCTGGTGAGGGACATGCTGAGGGAAGCGACCGGACTGAAATTTGAGAGAGTGCCTGCCTCGGGTGCTCTTGAATATCTGAAAGGGGACTTATATGTCCCTAATCAGAGAAATCATTATTGTATAGAGGTAAAAAATTATAAAGACTCACCACTGACTGATAAGATATTCACACAACCCAAAACAAATAACATTATCAGATGGTGGAAGAAGATTGTAATACAAGCAGCAGGTGGCGATCAAAAGCCCTTGTTATTCTTTAAATATGACCGATCTAAAGTATTTGTAGTAACAGAAAACAAACCAGAGAACACTATAGAGTATCTGTATATTCGTTTTTTGAATTGTTATGTACTACTAGCAGAAGATTGGTTAAAAACAGAAAAGACGGAGTGGATAGGTGGCTTTTAATTTTAACGAACGCAACCAAGATGGTGTACTCATAGTAGATGCACTAAACTTAGCTTTTCGGTGGAAGCATCAAGGCAGAACAGATTTTAGACATCAGTATGTAGAAACAGTAAGATCTCTAGCAACATCTTACAATTGTGGTAAGGTTATTATTACCGCAGATTGGGGATCATCTAGTTATAGAAAAGAGATATTACCAGAGTACAAGCAGAATCGAAAAGATAAGTATGCTGAACAAACTGAAGCAGAGAAGCAAGCATTTATTGACTTCTTTGAAGAGTACGAAGAAACACTAGAATTACTGTCAGAAAGCTATGACGTTCTTCGCTACAAAGGTGTAGAGGCAGATGATCTTGCTGCCCACCTTGTAAAGCAAAGAAAACAGTACGGATTAGAAAACATCTGGCTAGTATCTAGTGACCGAGACTGGGACTTATTGATTCAGGACGGTGTAAGTAGATTTTCTTACGTTACTCGAAAAGAGGTAACAATAGATAACTGGCATGAGCACTACGAAGTTAAACCAGAAGAGTATATCTCTTTCAAGTGTTTAACAGGAGATAAAGGTGATAATGTCCCAGGAATCAACGGCATAGGGCCGAAAAGAGCACAACAACTTATAGAACAGTATGGCGATGCCATGTCAATTTATGATTGTATACCCATCGAGGGCAAATACAAGTACATACAAGAATTGAATGAAAACGCAGAAGTACTGCTAAAGAACTATGAGTTGATGGATTTAGTAACATATTGCGATGACGCAATAGGCAAGGACAATGTGTCCAATATTGAGGAGAGAATGGTATAATGGATCAGTATCAAAGTTTTATTCATAAAAGCAGATACGCACGATGGCTAGAGGACGAAGGCCGCAGAGAAACATGGGATGAAACCTGTAGTCGCTATGTTGATTTCTTTAAAGAAAGAGAACAGTTAGACGACGAAAGTGGTCAAGAAATCTGGAATGCCATTAATGCTTTAGAAGTTATGCCTTCTATGCGTTGTATGATGACAGCAGGTGAAGCGTTGAAACGTGATAACGTAGCAGGCTTTAACTGTAGCTATTTGCATATCGACCATCCACGAGCTTTTGACGAGCTGATGTATGTATTGATGTGTGGCACAGGCGTAGGCTTTAGTGTAGAACGTAACTTCATCAATAAGCTACCAGAAGTAGCAGAAACATTCCACAAAACAAGTTCTACAATCGTAGTAAGCGATAGTAAGCTAGGATGGGCGAGTGCCTTTCGTGAGTTGATTGCCATGCTTTATGCAGGTAAATTACCTCAGTGGGATATGAGCCGAGTACGTCCAGCAGGTGCTAGACTTAAAACTTTTGGTGGTAGAGCAAGTGGCCCAGAGCCTTTGCAAGACTTGTTCCGTTTCTGTGTAGAAATATTCCAGAAAGCAAAGGGACGTAAACTTACAAGTATTGAGTGTCATGATGTCTGCTGTAAGATTGCTGATATTGTAGTAGTTGGTGGCGTTCGTAGGTCAGCTTTGATTAGTCTTTCTAATCTTTCAGATCAGCGTATGTCAAAAGCTAAATCAGGTCAGTGGTGGATTGACCAAGGCCAGCGTAGGCTTGCAAACAATTCTGTAGCATATACAGAAAAGCCTGACTTCGAAGCGTTCTTGACCGAGATGAAGAATCTATATGAGTCTAAATCTGGTGAGCGTGGGTTGTTCAGTCGCGTAGCGGCACAGAAAATTGCAGGTCGTAATGGTCGTCGTGACCCTGAGCATGATTTTGGTACTAACCCTTGTTCCGAGATTATTCTACGAAGCAACGAGTTTTGTAACTTGTCAGAAGTAGTTGTACGAGCAGACGACACGTTAGAAACATTAAAAGAAAAAGTACGCAAAGCAACAATCATTGGTACACTACAGTCTACTTTAACAGACTTTAGATATCTGCGAGTGCGTTGGAAGCGTAACACTGAAGAAGAAGCATTGTTGGGAGTAAGTCTAACAGGTATCATGGATCATGCAGTCCTAGGAAACCCTGACTCAGACATACTGCCAGAATGGCTAGAGGAGATGAGAGATGTTAGTATTGAAACAAATAAAGAATGGGCTGAAAGGCTTGGTGTTAATCAGTCTGTCGCTATTACGTGTGTTAAGCCATCTGGTACTGTGTCTCAGCTTGTTGATAGTGCTTCCGGTATACATCCTCGCTTCTCTAAGCATTACATTCGGAGAGTACGTTCAGACAAAAAAGACCCACTTGCTCTCTATATGGAACAAGCAGGGTTTCCCATGGAACAAGATGTAATGTCTCCTACTTCTGTAGTCTTTAGCTTTCCTGTTAAGTCTCCAGAAGCAAGTACTTGTGTACGAGACGTAGGTGCAATGCATCAGCTAAGGTTATGGAAAGCTTATCAGAATCACTGGTGTGAGCACAAACCGAGTGTGACTGTATACTATACTGATAGTGAATACTTGCAAGTATCACAGTGGATTTGGGATAATTTTGATCTATGTTCTGGTATTAGTTTGCTTCCGACAAGTGATCACACTTATCAGCAAGCTCCATACGAAGATATAAATGAAGAAGAGTACCAAAAGCTTGTGGCGGCTATGCCACAAAATGTAAACTGGGAAGATTTAGCTCAGTTTGAGAAAGAAGATAACACAACTGGATCTCAAGAACTCGCCTGTGTTGGCGGTGCTTGTGAGATCGTATAAGGAATATAAAAATGAGTGAACAACAAGAACAAGACCCTCGTTTTGGTAGTGAGTTAAGCTACTTAGGTATGCTTGATGATCTTGCCAGAAATAACGTGGAGCAAAATGATAGAGTAGAGAGTTTTGGTAGTAATATCTGGTTTCCAGACATTTCACTATCTTTCCCTAACTTTGGTAACTCTGAGTTTAATAGAGCAGATGCAAAGAAAGATGCACTGTATATTAACGAAGATTGTCCAGAAATACAGACTTTCAAAAGAGAAGGTCTAATGGACATAAGAGTCAATATAGAAGAAATTAATCTAGTTGACGAGTTTCCAGAGGCAGTGTGCAAGTATGCCTTAGCTTTTGAGAATATGTGTACTAAAGCAGGTATCAAACCTGGAGTTATTCAGTTCAATTTAGGTATTGTCTGGGCAACGGAAGAGCAGGTGGAAAGCATAGCAGAAATGCTACAAGCACAGATTACTTTTCCAGTACATCCATAACGAAGAAAGCCCCTTTAATCAGGGGCTTTTTTTCTGTCTATCATCATCTGCCTTAACTTTCCTACCCTTACCTTTGTAAGATTACCTAGTTTTTCTACTATCTCTTTTTCTCTTTCGTCTAAACCTTCCGTATAGGGTAGTAGCTTATCAAAACAACATCCAAACGTCTCTCTTACACTAGCTTTTCCTGAGTATAGGTGAGTAAGATAGTTATGCACAGAGGCGTCCTCTCCCAAAGACGCATATGCCAGTATATCTTTTCCACCCATACAAGTTCCTAGTGTTGGATCATCTCTATGATTCATATATCTTGGCATATACAATATCTTTTTTCCAAGTAAAAAATTAATATCTTTTTTAGGTATCTTTTTCCATTTTACAGGGTTAATAATAAAAATAGACATATCCACAACTCCGTCATGCAAACGACTTTTTATGAGTTCATAGTTCCGGTTCCATCTAGGGTGATCTGCAAAAACTGCTTCTCTACTCATTGCCAAGTGTTTAGTTTCCAGCACTTTAGGGTCTGGTAAATCTCCTTCTTTTATATTGAGTATAATACCGCCTGTAACTACCATAGTAGGCTCTGTGCACAGTTTTAAAGCTGTCTGAATCCTGCCCTCTCCCATAGGGGCAGTCACGTATTTTGCATCAGGCATGTTTTGTTTTATAGAGTTTACAGTAAGGGCTGTAAACTCATTTTCAATTACGAGGTATTGCATGGGGGTTTGCTTTCCAAAAATTAAAATAATAGTTTATTCTTTCTTGCGGGTTGTCTATAAAGTAAGGAATGATACCGGAATACTTTGAGGAAAGTAATCTCTTAAATCTATTCACGCTAGGCATATCATCCTTACCCCAGATTGCTCTGTAGATTGCTCCGTAAGTAGTCTGTAAATCAGGTTTTGAGTCAAAAGTGTATACTGTTTTCCCTTTCGCAATTGCAAGCAAGCCCATTTCAGAGTTGCTACAACAACCTACAATATCAGCCTCATCCAGAAGTTTATGGCCAGACAGTTTCTTGTCTATAACATTCTCTCTACCAAACTCTGATTTGAGATATGCTACCATTCCGGGAGCTGTTAAAGGATGGCATTTTAGTACAGCACCTTGTGCCACTGCCCTTTTAGCTTTATCGTAATTTAAAACTTTGTCTATGATATTAGTACCTGGGAGAAAGATTACAAACTTATGCTGCTTTTGTTTTCTTTTGCTAAGTTTATACTTATCGTGACTATTATCACGGAGTTCGTTAAAAATAGCTAAACCTTCTTCGCTTATAGGCTCTTTGGCTGCTAGTCTCATTGTACGATTTGCTTTCTCGTAAGACGCGACACGTATCATTATACATTTAGAAAAACAATCGGTGTACGTATACCCAGCAATTTCTTCTTCCGCAATATCGTACCAGACATCGTATTCTAAAGGTGTTCCCCAGTTTCCTCGGGCAGGAAGCAGCTCTTTCAGTTTTGTAACTTCATCGTTTTCGTCTGTACGCATTATATTACCAGACTTAAAGAAGTGTGCTGCCTTATTTCCTAGCTCATCTTTATCTGCTAGTCTTTTAAGCCCCATCCTGTAATTCCTCAAGCTGAGTCTCTAAATCTTCCATTCGCTCTTCCATTTCTACGAAGTGCTCCATGACTATTTCTAAAGTTGTTTCTATTTTGTGGTTTAATTCTTTGAGGGTTATTCCGTCCATTGTGATCCATCCCAATATCGTGAGTTGTGTGCAGAAGAAGATGAAACCTCGGTCTCAACTCCTGTACTTGTGATACGCTCATAAACAACTGTGTTTGTTCCGAACGTAGTAGTGGTAGCTCTTGAAGTCGATTTGCTCGTTTCAAAAGTAGTTGTACGCGTAGTAGTAGTACTACGAGTAGTATTATAAACTGTAGAGAATGCAGTAGTTGTAGTAACTTGCGTGCTCTTAGAAGTAGCAAACGTAGTAGTATAATTACTGGTAGTGCTTTTAGTAGTGGCTCTGGAGGTATCGAATGCTGTAGTGGTACTTTTATCCGTAGTTACAGTCGTATTAAATACAGTAACAAATGCACTCGAAGTAACTCTAGAAGTTCCTCCTGTTGTATCATATACGGTGCTTGTCTGATGATCAGTGCCTCTACTGGTTGCAGTATTAAATACAGAGGTAGTGGACTTGCTAGTGCCTCGGTTAGTATTAAAGACAGTGGTATACTGGCTACTAGTGCTCTTTGTTGTACTTCTGGAACTATCAAATACAGTTGTAGTATCAAAATTAGTAGTTCTGGATGTGGCAGTAGAGAATGCAGTAGTTGTGTCTTTAGTTGTACCTCGGCTCGTTGCGAAAGTAGTAGTATAGGTGCAACCAGTTTCATTCGTAGTAGTTCTACTAGTTATAAACGTAGTAGTAGTGTCTTTCGTAGTAGAACGAGATGTAGTAGTATTAAACGCCGTAGTAGTTGATTTATCGGTTACATTACTAGTATTAAATATAGTAGTATATGTACTAGTGGTCGTTTTCGAAGTACCTTTACTTGTGGCAAAAGTAGTAGTATACGTACTAGTAGTTGTTTTACTAGTAGCGGTTAGGAATGCTGTCGTAGTTGCCTTTGATGTTATATTACTGGTACCAAATGTAGTAGTATATGCAGTAGTATACACACAGCCAGTACTTTTGCTTGTAGCGAACGTAGTATTGAAAGTAGTAGTTGTACTTTTACTTGTAGCTGTCGCAAAAGTAGTAGTAAACGCGGTAGTAGTACTTTTACTTGTTGCAAAAGTAGTAGTAAACGTAGTAGTATAAGCAGTTGTAGTAGCAAGCGTAGTATTAGTATTAAACGCAGTCGTTGTAGCCCTAGTAGTCGTAGTGCCAAATGTAGTAGTAAATGTAGTAGTTGTACTTAACGACGTATTAAAAGTTGTAGAAAACGCAGTGGTATACGTAGTCGTTGTACTACGAGTAGTTGTAGTATTAAACGAAGTAGTAGTGCTTTTACTAGTACCGAAAGTAGTAGTAAAAGATGTAGTATACGCTGTGGTTGTACTTTTACTCGTTGCTGTAACAAAAGCAGTAGTAGTACCTCGACTCGTTCCTGTTGCCCTATTTGTGTTATAGGTTGTGGTAGTACTCTTACTTGTGTCAAAAGTAGTAGTCGTACCAAAAGCAGTAGTAGTAGCTTTACTGGTAATTGTATTAAACGTAGTAGTTGTTGTATACGCTGTAGTTGTACTTCTATTGGTTCCGAACGTAGTAGTACGACTCGTAGTAGTACCTCTACTTGTGGCAGTGCCAAACGTAGTAGTTGTTGTATACGCTGTGGTTGTACCGAAAGAAGTAGTTGTAGTAAATGTAGTTGTACGACTAGTTCCTGTTGCCCTGCTTGTAGTAGTGCTTCTGGACTCTCCTGTACCTCTAGAAGTGCCTCTGCTTGTAGCAGTACTTCTGGATTCTGCTGTTGCTCTAGAAGTGCCTCTGCTTGTAGCAGTGCCTCTAGATTCTGCTGTTGCTCTATTTGTACCGCGAGAAGTAGTAGTGCTCCTGGACTCCCCTGTTCCTCGAGATTCTCCTGTACCTCTACTTGTAGCAGTACTACGGCTTGTTGCGCGACTTTTCGCAGTACCGAAAGTAGTGGTAGTACCAAAAGTTGTACTCCAGTAGGTAGTATAACTAGTAGTGAAAGCAGTGGTTGTTCCTCGACTTTTTGCCGTATCATGTCTTACATCTTGATAGAATGTGGTAGTTCTACTTGTGCTTCTACTGGTTGCTCTTAAAGTACCCCTGCTTGTATGGCTACGAGAATAGTAGTATGTAGTATACGCGGTATTATAATACGTAGTAAACGTAGTAGTTCGTACTACTAAACTAGCATAGGCAGTCTGCCCCACAAAGGCAGTAGTAGTGCTTCGGCTTGTACCACGAGACGTACCACGAGACGTACCACGAGACGTAGTAGTACCTCTGCTCGTACTAGCTGTATAGTATGTAGTATATGCAGTAGTAGTACCAAATGTAGTAGTAGTTGTATACGAAGTAGTAGTTGTGTACGCTGTAGTAGTGCCGAATGCAGTCGTAAACGAGGTTGTAGTTGTATACGCAGTCGTGGTACTAAAAGTTGTGGTAAATGCAGTTGTAGTTGTGTATGCAGTCGTGGTAGCAAAAGTTGTAGTAAATGAACTTGTAGTAGTATACGCAGTCGTAGTACCAAAAGAAGTAGTGGTATTGAAAGATGTTGTACGACTCGTAGCCGTTCCTCGACTCGTAGTAGTACCCCTACTTTCGCCAGTACCTCTTGAAGTAGCTGTAACAAATACAGTAGTGGTACCAAAAGTTGTACCTCTACTTGTATTAAACGTAGTAGTTGTGCTTCTACTTTCTCCAGTGCTTCGACTTGTAGCGGTAGCAAAAGCTGTTGTTGTGCTTCTCGAAGTACCGGTAGTTCTGCTTGTGGCATATACAGTGTTGGAGGCACGAGTTGTAGTAAAAGTAGTCGTCGTGTTAAAGGCTGTCGTTGTTCCTCGGCTTGTAGTTGTTCCGAATACTGTAGTAGTACCTCTACTGGTAGCACGACTTGTGCCTCTCGACGTAGCATATGCTGTAGTAGTGCTTCGGCTTGTACCCGTAGCAAAAGCAGTAGTAGTGGCTTTACTAGTAACTCGGGAAGTACCTCTACTAGTATCGTATACAGACGTTGTTGCTCTGGAGGTTGACTTACTTGTTTGAGTAACAAAAGCTGTTGTTGTACTACGTGAGGTTCCTGTTAGGAATGTAGTAGTGGTAGACTTACTGGTGCCCCTGCTTGTGCTTCGAGAAGTATTAAAGGTCGTAGTGGTTGCTCTATCTGTACCTCTTGAAGTCTGAGTATTGAATACAGTAGTTGTAGATTTAGAAGTGCTTCGAGAAGTATCAAAAGTCGTAGTAGTGTTTACAGTAGTAGACTTAGAAGTACCTCTTGAAGTATTAAAATTAGTTGTATACGTAGTCGTAGTACTACGAGTAGTCGTAGTATTAAACGTAGTAGTCGTATCTATCGTTGTAGATCGAGTAGTATTAAAAGTCGTAGTATAAGCAGTAGTAGTATCTATCGTGGTAGATCTAGTAGTGTTAAACGTAGTAGTATACGTGGTTGTGGTAGCTCTGCTCGTACCTGTAGCAAATTCAGTATTGAACGTAGTAACAGTGCTTTTTGTAGTATTAAAGCTAGTAGTGTACGTGGTCGTGGTATTTCGTAGAGTAGTTTTACTCGTGTTGAAAGTAGTCGTATACGCAGTAGTGGTAGTACGAGTAGTAGTAGTATTAAACGTAGTAGTAAATACTGTATTAGTTGTTTTACTAGTTGCGAAAGTCGTAGTAAATGTAGTGGTGGTATCTACCGCAGTGGCGCGAGTAGTCTCAAACGTTGTTGTAAACGCAGTAGTAGTAGCCACACTAGTAGCAGTGTCAAAAGTAGTGGTAAACGCAGTAGTAGTATCTTTCGATGTAGCAAAAGTAGTATTGAAAGAGGTAGTGGTATTTACTGTAGTACCACGAGTTGTATCGAAGTTACTCACATAAGTAGTGGTTGTACTTGCAGTTGTACCGAATGTGGTACTGTAAGCGGTAGTAGTAGACTTGGAAGTAACAGCAGAAGTATCATACGCAGTAGTAAACGTGCTACTTGTGCTTCTGGTAGTACCTCTGATTGTATCAAATCCCGTAGTAGTACTAATATTGGTACTTGCACTAGTGTCAAAGGTAGTCGTAAAAGTAGTTGTAGAGCTTCTAGAGGTATCGGTAGATCGGCTTGTATTGTAAATAGCATTCCATACAGT